ATGTTTTCTGGAATGTCTACACCTTGACCAAAAACAAATCTTCTTTTTGCAACTGCCGTAGAAACAATATAGGGGTATATCCCAATACAGTCAGCCTCTATAGGATATATATCATCATATGCATAGAACCCTATCCAATCCTGATCTTTTCCATTTTCATCTAGCATAGATGGAAGATCAAGAGACTCAGTTAAATAACTTAAAGATATAACTTCTTGACCATTAATAACAAGAGACGCAGTATCTTTACCAATACGCATATGAACCAGCATTGGTCTTGTCCATTCTCCAACATAGTATGCGCCGTACTCATTACCTATTTTCAAACCTATAGATGGCCCATCAACATATATTCCATCTTCTGATGCAATTGGACCAATAATTCTTTTTCTGCTGTTGCTATATGAATTTATTCTAAGCCATGTTTCAAAAGTATACTGTCTAAACTTTCCAGACTCATTTAAAATGCCTACTCCAGGAACGATTAAAGACGGATTGCTACCATTAGGATACATTGTCGTAAGACCAGAGGTTCCGTAAACCATAGGGATACCAGAATTTTTTGCCTTAAGCATACTGTCAGAAACTAGATAGTAGGCATCTAGTTCTTGTAGTCCATAGCATTTTGAAACGACTGCCTTTTGTGGTGCAATAGATATTGTTGAAGGAATGTCTATTGGCTCAACTCCAAGTGATGTAGACGAAAACTCTTCTGACCACTGACCAAGACTTATTCCGTTTACTAAGAATACATCTTCTGTTTCTGACCCACCAATAAAGTTAATCTTAAATACCAATCTTAATGGTGTATCGTCTGGTGGAGTATCAAATGTTTCTGATATAAATATCCAATTGCTGTTAATAACTGTGTCATAATTTTTTAAGTGTGTGATATCTTCGCCACTTGTTGTATCTGTATACTGATAACCAATCTCAAAACCAGCGATGTATGCGCTTTGAGAATAAAAATATCCACCTACAGAAAATGTTCTAAGATATTCATTAAAATCTCTCAAGTTCATTATGTCATTACTTATTGCAGTAATAGATGCGGACTCTGACTCTGTTGGTATAGCAGTTATTTTACCAACATAACTATTAATAAATGGTTCATCGACTGACTCTAAATAGTCTTCATACGTTCCGCCAGTTATTGTCCAATTTGAGAGATCTCTTTGTGACTCCGAAACTAAAGAAATATAATCTACCTGATCATCTAATGCCCAAAGCCCAGTCGGATGCTCAGCAAAGACTTTTTCTGCATATAGGTTTGATGGATTAGACATTATAGGTCTATTTTACCACAGAAGACTACTTGTTTATTTTTATTTCACAGTAGTCTGTTGTGCAGTATGCTTCACCCTGAGCCTCAAGATTATCCACACCGTCGTAAATTGCACCAAAGTCAATATGCTTCAACTTGCCAATATATGACTCATATTCTTCTTCTGTGATCTGAGTATATGGCTGCTGAGGATAAACAGTGTTTCCCATTGGAAGGAATGAGACTGCCTTTAGTTGTCCCTCGTACATATGCAGTGCTGGAACAACATGCTTTGATTCTGTTTCCTTGTCAAATGAAAGAGTTACAGAAACACCATTGTCAGACCAGTACTTCTGAGCAGTTGCAGCAAGAGCAATCTTTTCAAATAGTGTTACATCCTTTTCAGATCTTGGGTGACCTGATTTGATTGGAAAGTAAACTACTGATGTGTTTGCTGATACTACGTCATCTTCAATTGTGTACCCTGCTGCTTTGAACAAATGCATCATTGGGTCTGTGTTTCCAAATCGAACTGCACGAAGGAAGAAGTTTCCTCCAGGTCCCCAGTGAACTCCAGGAGTTGCGCCAGAAAGAATTGAAACTGATCCTGATGGCTTAACTGTTGTTACACGAATTGATTCACGAACACATAGCCACTCTGAATACTGGTGGTCATAGTGACGAATCTTTTGATATCCTTCGTCCATCCACTCACGAACGATTGGCAAACCCTTTTGATCTGCAAACGATGCAATACCTGTCAATGATGTACCAATGCGACGGTTTCTTTGCATGATACCGTTTGTCTGTGGCCAATGTGTTGGAACAAGTGTTACAGTCTTTCCATAGAGATATGCAAACTTCAGGGTACGCAGGAAGTCCTCCTTAGATTCATGACGATTCAAGTGCACTTCTACAAGTGTGCATAGTTCGTATGACTCCAATGGCTGCTCCGCACATGGGTTAAATCCCATCACACGATAATCCTTACCGTCTGGCGCATCCTTTAGTCGTCCATAATTACGAGCAACATCAAGCCAGATAAAACCTGGTTCTCCGTTTTCTGTAATTAAATCTACATAGTCTTCATACTTTGTTCCTACTTCTGCTGAAATAGAATTGTTTGACATCCAAGCCCAACCTGGATTTTCTGGATCAAATGAGTTGCGCTCTGGGAACATTTCTGAGTTCTTTAGATTCATGAATGTTTCATCGCCTGCAGTACCTAAAGCAAGAGTTGCTGAGCGACGGACGTTACCTGAAACAACACATGTACCGATTAGATTTACTAAGTCTACGATGGCACGAGAGTCCAGTGTTTCACCCGCTCTGGAGCCGATTACACGGTCTATCTGGTCGTGCAACTTAATAAGTGGTGCAGGTCCTGATGCAACGCCTCCAAAGCCCTTGATAGGTGCTCCAAGAGGTCTGATCAAATCATAGTTAAACTTTTGAATGCTTTGATTTGGTCTTAGGTAGGAGTTAATCAGAAGTCTGACTGACTCTACCCATCCTTCACGAGTGTCTGGGATTTCGAACACCTGTTCTGGTTCTGTTGGGGCATAGATTGCAAAATTCTTATCCTGTCCGACTGTATCAAACCCTACACCAATACCAAGCATGAGTGCATCCATAACCCAAGCAAATAGGGCTCCTGGATCGTTCTTGTCAAGATCCTTTGTAGACACCATTGCACAGTTTTGAAGTGCTGCTGAGTTCTTCTTCTCCATTGTCATTGGAGTTCCAAATGCCCACATACCTCGTCCTGGTGGTGTCCACTTCAATTCAAACATTCTCTGGAATGCTTCTTGTGCTGACTTCTGAGCCTTGTAGTCGTTCCATGGTAAACGGTTTTCTTTAGCATGATTCTTTTGTACTGAATACATACCCTCGATTACACGACGACATACCTCATGCCATCTTTCCTTAGTTCCATCTTCCTTCATCCTTGAGTAAGTACGAATAAAAGTAATTTCTCCAAGTGAGTTTTCTGCTGCATCTTTAAATCCAAATGGGCTCTCTTGGTTTTTGTACTTTTCTACAAAATCCTCTGGAAGTCTAAAACTAAAAAAATCTGTCATGTGTATCGTCCTTTCAAAAACGGAATAGTGTTAAGTATAGCAGAGTTTTTAAAAAAGCAAAACTCTCCCCTAAATAACAGGTTTAGAGTTAAAGTTATTTACCACTAAGTATATGATTAATCTCTATATGATTTATATTTACATGACTAGGGAGTTCTGAAACCCACCTAATGCACTCTGCCATATCTTCTGCAGTTATTGCAGCATGCTTTTTTTCTACCTGTGTATCAATTGTTCCTGGACATATTTCCGTTATCTTAATGTTATATGAAGGAAACTCTAATCTCATAGTATCTACCAATGCCATCATTCCTCTTTTTGCATTAGTATAATTTCCTCCTCCAGGATATGCAAACTTTCCACCCAAAGAACTAATAAAAATAATTGTAGGAGACGTTGATTTTTGCATAGAAGGAACAAAAAGTTGTGAAAGATACATTGGTCCAGAAACATTTATGTCATATGCAGTTCTAAAGTTATCCATTGTTTCATTAATTATTTGTGTTGGACCTGCACCACCACCAGCATTATTTACAAGAAGATCAAGAGTTATATCTTTATACTTTTCATGAAATTGCTTTATTTCATTAGCATTTGTTATGTCTAACCTATAGACCTCAACACTATCAGACACCAAACCAGAGACTTTAGAAAGATCTCGTGAAACAGCAATAACTCTATATCCGTTCTCAGATAAAAGTTTTACTGTTGCATACCCTACGCCCTTGCTTGCGCCAGTTACAATTGCTGTTTTCAATTACATACTCTGACTAGGATTTAAGTCCATGTGGTTGTGTATCCAGTGACCAGGAACCATATACTTAACGCCAGACTTAACAACGTGTGCAGTATGGAAGTATGGAGCATATGCTGGGAATATAATTACGCTATTTGCTTTTGGCTTTACACCAAAATCAATTGCTTTATCAGCAACCGCAATATCGTAATCCAAATCAACTGCTGGAGCGCCTCTAACCCAACCCTCAGAACTTGTCCATCCGCCATCATAGTCCTTTAACTGAAAAGATATTTCTCCACCCTCACAGTCATCATTTAAGTACATTACCAAAGAATATCTTAGTGTTTGGTCTCCGTCTAACTGATCAAAATGAGCACCCATGCCCATACCAGTATTGTACTTCTTAATATTAAAAGTTGGGAAAAGTCTTGGCTCATCAAAGTCACCCAAAGAAGATGCGTAATCTTTGGACACATTGTATAGTGCAGTCATTACAGAGTCGTATATGTACTTGCTTTTTTCTCCAACTTCTCCGTCAAAATTTTTGATCGCATTTATATCAAATGTCTTCGTTTCTCCGTATACAAAATCTTTATCATTAGAAGATGTCCAAGTTTTCCAGACATTAACATCTGACTCAGTGTTTTGCTCAAGAGAGTCCAACTCTTTTAGCACTTTTTGAAAATTATCAAAATCCTCAATTGCATCAGTATAATAGTAAACCTTTGGATCTAGCATTTCTCTATTCATTTATTCATCTCCTTAGTATTTGTTCTTTTCATAAAATCCTCTTTCTTTGACAAAGCCAACAAGAACATATCTGATTGGCCCTTCGCCAACATGTCTTACCCCATGCTCGTACTGTTCATTTCCTGGGAAAAACAAAAGAGTTCCTGGCTTAGGCTTTAAATTAATATCAAAGTTTGGGAAAAATACATCCCCATCTGAGTAGTCATCATTTATATAAATAATTGTCGCATACCTAATTGATGGATCAGTATGCTGATCTGTATGAGACTTTAGTTCTACGCCTGGCTGCATTCTCTGAATTGTTGCAAGACCGCTTAGTTCTAAAGATTCATAAGAGTTCAGAATCATTGAGTTTAGCCTATTATATAGTGGACGATAAATTTCATGATGTGTTATATTAAAATTCTTGTCTACCCAGTTTTGAGTAATTTCAAATTTTCCTTCAGCAACAAGGTTATCAACATCATCTCTGCCAAACTTTTCCATACAAAAAGTTTTTAAGTTGCCCATATACTCTACTTCCCAGTCAGCCTGAGATGTGCTGTTAATAATATCCCAAAAAACATCTAACTCTTCTTTTGACAAAAAGTTTTCAACAGAAATTAGTTCGTCTGTAATTTCTTCAAACTTAAAACCATTTTCTGCTAATTGCTTCTTAAAAGAATCAGACACCTTTTACCTCATCTGCTTTATACTTATTTCCGTCTTTGTCTAACTTCCATCCCTGTTTCAATAACTCTTGCCACTCTGCTCTTTCAATTTCCTGCTTGGCTCTTGTTTCTTTCATTTCTTCAGCCCAAGCATCTCTTAGTTCTTGTGGGTATGCATCTTCTTCACGATCATCCCAGAATGAACCAAGTGTGTATCTTGTTCCACTAGTAATCAGAGTTACTTCATGCATATTGTTAAATCCGCCATCAAAGGCTGCTAGAGTTCCTACCTTTGGCTTAATACTTATATCTTGTGAAGGAAATTGTAGAAGGCCCCCCTCAAAGTCATCATTTAAATATAAGAATGCTGCATATCTACTTCTGGTGAACGCACCTGAATTTCCTTGCTCATCTGTGTTATCAGAGTGAACTCTTGCATATGCTCCTGGTTCCCACTTTTGTGTATGGTAGCCAATTTGAGAAACTATCTTAGGATCAATATCATGAACGCTTGCTACTGCATTAACAATGCTCTTTTTAATCTCTGAAAAAATAGTTGGACTAAGCCCTTCTGCAATAACATGCTCATCGTCATCTAATGGCAAGACAGAAGAATACGATTCATAAAAAGATATTGGCATCCAAGTAATTGTTCCAACTTCTGCATGCTTATCTAAAACCTTGATAAGTTTTGCAGAAACTTCTGGAGACAAAAAGTTTTCATAAAGTACAATATCTTTGGTTAGTCTTTTTTTATTTTCTAGATTCATCTTAGTCTTACTCCATTTTCTATAACTGATCTTTGTGGGTGCTGATCTCTAAACTTTTGCTCTAGTTCTGGCTGCATGTCAGCCCACACCTGCTTGCCAAACTCTTGTTCTTTTGCATACCACTCATCAGTTCCTCTTTCATACTTTTGCCAATACATTCTTGATAGGAACTTATTTTTGTTATATGATGGCATAACTCCATGAAGATAAGGCTTTCCTTCTTCTGTTAAATAGTCTGGATGTCCTGATGGGAAAACCAATAGGTCTCCTGCCTCTGGCTTATACTTTACAAGTTTATCCCCCATTGCAAAGTCAACCTCTCCACCCTCATAGTCATCATTAAAATATATTGTGCATGTTATTACAAACTTATATCCTGGAGCATATCCCTGCTCTCGTATATAGTCTGAATGGTATCTCATTCCAACTTGATGATCTTCTGTACTTACGTGATACTTTCCGATTGTTCCACCTGTCCATCTCCAAGTTGGAACCTCAACACCATCCTCGTTTATAGATTTTGCATCTAAGTCTACATCAATACCATATCTTTGTATGTAGTCTTCTGTGACTAAATGAAAATTTTGCATCATCTCTAGGGCAAAATCTTTTTCATTTTGCTGAGTTTCTGTTTTTGCCTCTATATTTTCTATATTAGCATACTTGTATGACATTGAAAAATTAGGAACAATTGGGTTCATGTAATCACCAAAGATAGACCATTGTGTCCAAGGACTAAAAACTCTGTCTTCTGTTTCTTCTAAAGAATCTGTCAACACTTTATAAGATTTTGATATATCCTTAAACATGTTCTTGTATACAAGAATTTTAGGATATATCTCTATTGCTTCAAGACTTGATGTATTCATTTATGGCTTCCTATCTCCTGTGTGTTCTGTAATCTCCCAGAAAAATGGACATGTAAATCTAAGACCACTCTTAATTTCTGTCACTCCGTGTATATAGTTTTTATCTCCAGGGAAAAAATATGCTGCACCCTTTTTAGGCTTAAACTGAACTCCTTGTAGAGGGAAGTACAGTTCTCCACCTTCATAATCATCATTCAAATAAAACAAACTTGAAAGATCGTAGTTTGGAAAATCATTTGGCAATCCTGCATCTGGCCCTTCATGCAACTCTTTGTCTGCATGCGGTTTTTGAAACTGACCTGGAAGCCACTTAACGATAGTTGTTCCAGTAGGGATGACCTTTACCTTATAAAACTCTTCAACGATTGGCTTTAGTCTTTCAAAAAGTCCTGCAATTACTGGGGCAATTGTTGGATCGTTTTTGTCTAAAGTTGGACTAGTTGCCACTCTATCTTTCCAGTATTCTGAGTCATAAACAACTGTTCCATTTTCATTAACATGACTTTCAGTTACATCCCAGATTGTTAAAGATTTTGCTGCCTTTTCTAAAAACTCTACCTCTTCTGGTGTCATAAAGTTTTCTAGTTCAACAATCATTTCTTTGCCACTTCCAAACCAGCCTGATGGCGTTAGGGACGGCTTTCTAAATACAACATTGCCCATATTATTCATAATTACATTATACCATTCTCTTTATTTTTTAGTATTGTCAACTACGGATAGTCTTAAAACCTTGACTTCATGAGTTCCAAGAGGCTCTCCCTTTTCGTTGACAGCATCTCTATACCAGTCAGTCCATTGCCCAGATGAGTTAACAACCTGTGCTGCCTCTCCATAGGCTATGTTGGCTTCTATTCTTTTTCTGTCTTCATCTTTATAATCAACTATCTGTATAGAAGTATTATTTAGATTTGAAAGAGATATTGGGATTATCGTTGCCAATGGAGTTCCTGCACTGATGGTTACCTTTTTGTTTGCAGACTTTGACTTTATTGCCAATGGAAGAGGATTATCATAAAATGAAGTGCTAATTAGGTTAGACATAGTTTCAAAACTATCATTAAAGTAGTTTACTGGATTTATTGTAAATATGCTAACATCTTCATCTGTTCTAAAAATTAACCCAGTATTAAAACTTATCGATGACTGACCTCTTCCAGCATAGGATCCTTCTGGTGCAGAAATAATATCAACATGATCCTGTGTTTGATCATTTATTCCATCCCACAAAAACTCTATGTCTTGTTTGCAGAAAAGATTCCACCCAACCACGTTAGATTGTGTTACTGGGAAACATCTATATGCATGACCTTCTGATGTGTCATCCATCCAGTCTCTCTTAATAGACATTGGGGCAATATCGAACAATGCCCCATGCATCTTTTCAACAGATATATTAAACATTATTCATTGTCCCACTTTGGATCATACATGTCTGGAGTATGAAACTTTTTACTATAATCAAGCATTGTGACAATTGAATACTTTGTCCCAGAGTGTACTGGCATTGCTTGATGTGGGTACATAAAGTTAGATGGGAATATGTAAAGATCTCCAGCCTGTGGCTTTATATTTAACCCCTGAAGTCTAAAGTATAACTCTCCACCCTCATAATCGTCGTTAACATAAGCAACTAAAGAAACTGTACAGTTATAAGAGTATCCGTGGTCGTGATGCTCTTTAAAGTGCTGTCCTGGGCCATACTTAATAAAGTTAAATGCTTCCCAGTACTTCAGTGGCATGATGTTATGATCTTTGCGATAGTCTTCAACTGCCTCAAACTGAGCATCATAAACATCTTGCCAAAGTTCTTGCAATCTTACTGACTCTTCGCTAGTGTCTAACTCTATGTCTGTTTTCTTAAACTTAAAATCTACACAATCACGATAGTCTGGCATTAACTGCTGGTACCCTACATAGGCTGGCATCCAGTGATATCTCTTACCCTCTGCAGACAACTCTCCATAGTTGGCAACTGATCCAAGATTAGTTTCAAGTCTGTTAATGACGTCAAACTCTTTTTTGATTACTCCTCTATAACAGACGATTCCATTACCTAGGTTAATTTTTTCTGTCCATGTTTGCATTGTTATGCTCCTTATCTATATTCTCTTCTTGACCAAACTTTATTTTTATATACCCCGCCATCTGGCTGTCTATAAAATTTTGCGTTATCCATCATTTTACCATACATCTCTGATTGATCTAAGATCTCTATTTGATGCTCCCAATTTTCTCTCTTAAATGGCAATACCTGCAGGTACGGTGTTCCCGCTGGAAGTGTGCCTTCCCATCCATCTGCAATAAAAAATGGAAAACTTCCAAGTAGATGAACCTTGTCTGAATCAACAACCCCAGTCGTATTTAAGAATGGCAAATCAAACCTATTCATTGGTGTCATGAATAAAGCGCTATATCCTTCTGGTAATTCTAAGCCCCAGTCAGCAGACCATGCAAAATGATGCTTATAGTATCCAAGTGGATGCTCAAATTGTGGCATCGGCTGTCTTTGAGTGCAAAAATCTTGATACTTAGAATCTTCAACCTTAACATTTATAACACCGTATGCATTTTTAAAAAATGTTAAGTCACAAGGAGTTTTGAAAACATATCCAGTAGAGAATGCATCCATAATTGCTGGACACGCCTTCCATGTTGGTATTTTTCCAAAATCATCTACTGTTCCTTCTTTTGGAAATGGACAAATTTCTTTTGTAGCCTTATAATATTCTCCATTTGGCATTTTTGCAAACCTGTCAGCATCTTTATACCAGTTAGGGATTACTCCTTGGGTTGGGCCAGGAACACTCTTGCTGTCTTTATTTAGCCATGGCCTAAATGATCTAAATATTGCTATATTAGATACTATAGACACTACTTGTGGCCTAGTTCGTTTATATCAGTCATAATAACAACACAATACTTTGTGCCTGACTTCATTGGTAATGATGCATGTTCATAAATATAGTTTGAAGGAAAAATTGCTATATCACCAACTACTGGCTTATGAACATAATTATCTAATCTAGGGAACTTAATCTCCCCGCCTTCATAATCATCATTAATATAAATAACAGCAGAGACAGTACAGTTATATGCTGGTCCATGATCTGCATGAATATTAAAGTGTGTTCCTTCTCCTTCATACTTTACAAAATTAAAAGCCTCATAGTATACAACGTTAATTCCCCAATATCTTGCATAATCATCTACACAATACTTTAGTTTTTGATATATTTCTTCATGTAAATCTATAAGT